TCGCCCCCCCCACGCACCCAGACGGACGGCGGCCGATATACGACAGGAGCCAATGAAAAAAAATCAGTAATGAGGATTTTCCCATATTGAAAGATTCTTGCAGTTTAAGGGTGATATTGACATGGGGTTGGTGAGTTGATAGGGTTGTTGTAATGAGCTTGAGGTATCCTGCCAAAGATTTGAATAAGCCTAGTATTATGTTGTTGAGGTCATTGGCGTTGGAGTTGGGTGAGATGCCAGAGAGGGGGAGTGGTGGGTATGGTGGGATTAGGTTGGAGAGGGAGAGGTTGAGCAAGATTTTGAAAGAGCATATAAATGATGCTAGACTTTCTGATTGGGATAGGGATATGATACGGGGACTATGAAAGCAGGAGAACTACTTATTACATTATTGAATGCGGCAACGATTGGTCATGTATTGCACTTGAGGAGTCGGAGTTATTCGGAGCATAAGGCTTTGCAGGGATTTTACCAAGGGTTGCCAGACTTGGTTGATAGTGTGATTGAGGCGTGGCAGGGAAGGAATGGAGAGTTGGTGGAGTATCCTGACCAGATGGTTGATTTGAGCGAGCATGATGATGCATTGGTGTATGTGATGTATTTGAAGATGTTGCTGGAGGAGGAGAGGGGAGTATTGGGGGGTGCTAGTGAGATCCAGAATTTGGTTGATGGGATAGCGGAGTTGATTGATTCAACGCTTTACAAGCTGACGTTCCTCAAGTAGTTTTTTGTTGTCTCCCATCAAAGAGGGGGATTGTATCAACTTATAGCGTTATGCGTAGCCGATCTGGCTGTTGATAGAATCTAGCGACCTGTTATGGGAGGCACAATTTTACAACCACGCAATGATCCATCAGTTTTATAATCCAATGCCTGTGGTAACACCTATGGGTGATGGGTATGTTATTTATGTGGAGAGTGGGGGGATGTTTGAGAATGATGTATGGACTGTTTGCTTGAGCAAGGATGGCTCTATAAAGCACTTTAACAGCAGTCAGGTGAGGATGTGGCAGAATGCTACATTTGGGATAGAAAAGGGGGATGAGTGATTGGATTAGATTTTTTACACTTGCCGAGTTTATCGTTCATGATAAGTACAGCGTTCACGATTGCGTAAACATCCTGTCCTTCTGAAAAGGACAATGTTCATTATAACTGTCCTTATACGGAGGATGGGTAGATATATGAAACTTTTTATGGCTACCCCTCATAATATTGACATCTCCCCAAATGTTGTGTAACCTATATTGATATGAAAAAATCGTATCCTATCCTTAATTACGTTTCAATCTCTGAAATTCTAAATTATGATCCATTTACTGGTGAAATAACTTGGAAAGTTAAAAGAGCAAATAATATTTCAATAGGTCAAGTTGCTGGTGTTATAGATAAAAACGGATACAGAAGGATTAAAATAAGACCAAAGCTATATCTAGCTCATCGCATAGCTTGGTTATTGCATTACAAAGAATGGCCCAAAAATTTAATTGATCATATTAACATGAACCGTGATGACAATAGAATTGAAAATTTAAGAGAGGCTACTAAATCTCAAAACATGATGAACACAAAAAAATATCAGACTAATACATCTGGTATAAAAGGCGTTAGTTGGCATAAAAGAGATAAAGTATATCGTGCTGATATTACCATCATGGGAAAACATATAACTGTAGGAAGATTTGAAACAAAAGAAGAAGCTGAAAAAGCAATCATAAAAAAACGATTAGAAATTCACGGAGAATATTCTAATCAATAAAAACTGCCTTGCTAGGACTCGAACCTAGACAAGATCCTCCAAAGGGATCGGTGCTACCATTACACCACAAGGCAATCTGTGCTACCGTTACACCAAAGGGTAAAATTAGGCTTTAATAAGAAATATCGTTATTAAAGTTTGAGTATAGTCTAACTCTTGCGTGGTCTTCCTCTCCCTTTTGGGACATTCTCTCTCTGGCTCCATGCTACACGCCCATAAATGGTCTTGGAAGCAGTTTCTTCATCTAGGTTGAGGACATAGTGCTTTAGCATCATTGCCTTGTCTGGGGTCAATTTAGCGATGAGGTGGCTATATTCCTCGCCCTTCATAGCTAGGACAATCGCCTCCAAGTATGTAGACTCTTGTGTATTCATTTATAAAAAAGGTATTGACAGAAATAAAAAAAACCTTAAAAGGGAGAACGTATGAATACCATACTACACAAACTCAATCCACTTGAGAAGACTTGCGACGAGTGCGGAGGTACTGGTCGTGATTTTTATGATGATGGACAGGGGGAGCCTTGCTGGAAATGCCAAGGTACAGGTCATGTCGCTACTGAAGACGGCAAGGCTATTCTCCAACTGCTTGCACATCACCAAGGGGCATTGCTTCAATTTGCTTAATCGCCTCTAGGAAGCGGCGCATTAGGTAGCCTACGAAATACGCGAGTGTTTCGTCTTGGCCTTTCTTTTCCCTAACTCCTTTGTCGAGGAGGATGTGATTGGCTATGTGGACGCATTCATGTGAAAGAAAAGCTATTTTCTCTACACTTGTCTCCCATTCACGCATAAAAATAATCCTTTTGTTTCCACAATAGGAAACCATGTCGCCATCTACAAGTTGGGGAAAGTCTTCTGGATCACTCTTTGGAAACTTTTCTTTATACCAATCTTCTGCCTGTTGTTGGTTGACAGGCCAGACAAGTAGGCAATGATCATCCCAAAAGTCTATATCAAGATAAAATTCGTGTGGTTTCATTTGACGGATTTGTAGTAGGGAGTTGGGTAAATCTTCTTTCCTGTAAAAACACGGAATTTCTTTTCTTGAAGGATGCCAGCTTTTACAGCTTCTCTTATATTCCTGCCTGTTTGGGATGATTCTAAATGCCAGAGCTTTTGAAGGTAATCTTTGTTTACCCAACCAAAAGGGATTTCATCTTCTTTAGTAGATACTTGTTTTTTGACTTCCATGAGGGAAGCCCGTAGTTCTGCCTCGCTAGGATTTAATCGGGGTTGTTTCGCGTGGTTCATATTGGATAATTTTTGCTGAAGGTAATTCTCCGTGGTCGCAACCTCTCCAATCTAGGATTCCAAAACCGGGACGGCAAATAGAATCTCCAACTACTTTATGGGCATATCTGGTAAGCATCTGCCAAGCAGGAGTTACCATGAAAATCCCACACCCATCGTTGAATATTCCTGCTGTGTGTCGATGGCCTCGTAGATATATTTTTGGAACCTTATGACCAACACGGGAGTAATTCTGTCTGGCATTACCCATTGTGATGCTCATAGCACCAGCTTCAAGGTATGCCCTAGCTGATGTAGGCATATGGTGGGCTATGTCGATAAGGGTTCCATTGATTTCAATAAGACCCTTGTCACCAAGCCAAGTAGCACCAATTTCTTTGGCTATCATCTTTTCCCAATCTCCCACATGGCATTCTGTTCCTGCCGTCATGTAGGTTTTGGTAGCAATCTTTGACAATGGCTTGAGGCATTCAATTGCCGCAAGCGTATGGTCAAAATTAAGAGCCGCTACAATTTCGCTTGTTCCGTGATGGCGACCCTCTATGCAGTCACCATTGACAAACAAAACAAAGGGATCGTTTTTGAAATGGGCTTTGATCTTGGGGATGATTTCATTCCAGCATTGCCATAGCCATAACTGGTGAAGGTTGTTTCCAAGGCCAATTTTATTTCCTGTTGATGTGATATGGTTGTCAGGCCACAAACCAACAGAGCTTCCACAATGGAGATCGGAGACAATGACTGCCCCGACAGGTTTATTTTTAGTCATGTGATTGGTGCGGCAAAGATTGCGGGGGGCAATCAGAGCATAGATTTTTCAAGAGGGTAGCCGCATCCCTTAAAGATACTTCTTCATCTTCCATCATTTTTGCTAGAAGTTGCATGAGCTTGATTCGCTCTGAAAGATGATGGAGATAGCTGATAAGGTCGAGCTGTTCGTCACGGAGGTTCTTGGCATACCAACCAGCACCAGCAGTCCAGAATTGGGTTTTATGTTCCTTGCTACCAGCAAGGTATTTATTCATTCCAGCAGTTCCCGCTTTAGACCAAATATCAAAAGCATCTTGCTCTGGATTCATATTAAAGTTTTCTAGCTTTACGTTTGGTTTTTGTTTTTGGCTTTTGAATGAAGCCGTAAGAAACTCTAGCAGGACGAAGAGTGGCATTGGGTTTTGTAGATTGCGTGGTTGCTGATTTCATTACTTGCTCTTACGGCCTGTGTGCTTCCACTTTGCGGCATTGGCGGCAAAGGTTGCCATCTTTCGCACAGCAGGAGACTTGGAATGCTTTAGCTCGGTTGTGGTTTTGCCTGTCTTTTTCTTGATCGCGGTGAAACGACCCTTGTGACTTTCCTTGATATGGATACCGCTTTTTTTGGTTGGCATAGTATTTAGGATTACGTTTTTGCTTTGATGAATCTATTCCAAATCCGAGGAGGACGGAAGTGACCCGCTACGTTGCATACGATGCATGGTTGGGTATTGCAAGCCCTTAATTCATTCCAGCAAAAAGGGCAACATCCCATCAGATAAGCCGCTAACCCCCCTATGATTTTGAAGGGTTTCATTAAAAACAATTAAACTCTGGTTTGGATAAGAATAGAACCTTGAGTATTGTCTTGGATAAAAATCTCAATTTGAGAAACTTGATCCCAAGCTGTTCCAGCAGGAATATCAATTACTGATGAAAGTGCGGTGATCAAATCAGAAATATTACTTTGATCAAGAACAGCATTGTTGTTGTTTGAATTTTCGGAAACGATAATAGCCATAATTTTTGTTGTTGGTGTTAAAAATCTAAATGCATGACTATACAGGATATGTCTGCACCAGATTTATCTGCTTCATCAATGTCACAGAAAACAATGGAATAACCTAGTTTATCCATTGTGGTCAACATCCATTCCATACTTTTTTGGTACTTTTTTTCCTCTGGGAAGAACATGCCAGAAAGGATAATCTTCTTGTTGCCGGGAATTTTAACACAATTTGTAGCACCCGTGGACATAACATCATTTGGAACCTCAATAATGTTGGCTACTTTCTCAAGACGCTTGAACGATTCCTTGTCCATGCCACCCCTGCATACCATGAAGTTTTTTTCATCAATCACGAAAAGAGAACAGTCAAGGTGATACAGGGAGTCTGAAATTTCACGGATGGGTATAATCTCAACCCCTGCTTTTTTGGAAATCCATTCATGGGCTTTCCAATCAGAGAACTTTCCATGACCACCAAAATAAACACCATCTTTCCATTTTTTAAGATCAGCTTCTCCTTCAAAAGCATGGGGGGGTTGAACAACTGTATATCCTCTTCTTTCAAAAAACTTCTTGGCAGGAGCTTCTTCTATAGTTCTCCCTGCGGCACTCATCTTTGCAAGAACTATAAAAGGATTAAGCGATATTCCAATGTTTGCAGTATAGTGTTGATCTTGTGCGCCTTTGATTGGAGGTATTTCCAAAACAGCCACATCGAGTGCCGTCATCAATCTTTTTATCCTATCATACTGACGCATTGCCCTTTCGGTATCAACCTTTTGGCTACGCATGAAAACATTGTTGGGTATGCGTGTAGAAAGATATTTTGGAGGGCACATCACAAATTGTGGCTTCCTTTTGTATAACTCACCAGAGGTATGGTTTGGTGCTATACCAGAATGTGTACTTTTTATAAGGCTAGAAACAGATGAATCAGTCCTTTTGTGAAGGACAGAAGGAATCATTGAACCGTTTCGGAAATCTTGTGTGCTGAACCTAGCCATATTGTTAAAAGTATGCTTGTGGTTAAGAGTTGCGTCAATTCTAACTTTCTGTTATAAAAAACAAAGCTGGCGAGAATTGCGTTCTCAACCAGCTTTTAACCTCAACCATAATGCGTCTATGAATGAAGCTGATGTAAATGTATTCCATTGTGATAATGGATCGCAAGCTCAATGTTTGCACAAAAAATTGTTGATAAAGTTTTGGAAATATTTCCTTGAAGATAAATCTGTCAAAGGGCCAAACAAAATCAAAAGGGAAGCATTGAAGGGAAACTTTAATGGCGGTTTAAAAAGCAAAGAAGAAAGACTTTATGTTTTAATCGACTACGCAAAAATCGTTATTGGTTGGAAAACTGATCCATCGAAAAAACGAACACAATTTAACCAGATCAAAAAAACACTTCACAGAGTAGAGTTAAAAATAAACACCAAGTGTTTTGTTTGTCTTGGTCAGGCTCATTGCCGTCATCACATCATTCAGCTTAAACATGGTGGATTAAACCAAAAGAAGAATATCGTCAGTCTTTGCTCTAGTTGCCATGCTGAAATACACCCATGGCTAAAAAGTCCAACAAACCCCCCTACCCCCCAGAAAAGATTTGCTGGCGAAAAATCGCTACCCTCAACAATAGCCGAAGGCAGAACATTTTTCTCCTAGCAGACGGGGATAGCGTTTTGGTTCGCTACCGCCGTTTTCTTGGCCTACATGGGACGCATTCATGCTTGGCCTCAATCTTGAGATGATTGAAATTTTCATTAACCTCCATCATTGTCAAGCATCAAAATCCATCGGGATCAACACCGCTACCGCCATACCCCCAATCTTGTTCATCCTCTACTTCATTCCCCACACCTTTTTCAGCATAAACCAATTTCTCCTCCCAATCACGGATCTCTAGAATATCCAAGGATTCCGTTTCTTCCTCAAAAGTAAACTCTAGTCCCGCCTTGCGGAGCATCTGCACGGCATAGGTTAAAGAGTCAGCCAAATCGGGTGACTTCTTGATGCGCTGTTTCATATCCAGCTTCTTTTCAACGGCAACCTTCCTGCCCTTATGTGTATAAAGCCTACTGCAAAGTTCGTTTACCATTAAGCTGTGTTTTTCCACATCAATTCCAACTAAACTTCTTGTTGACATAGCCGTATGGACTGCAAACCAGTACTCCGTAACCAAACGATCATAGGCTTCCTTGCAAGTACGTTTATCAATATTGCTGATTTTTCGTTCAGTCGGCATTCCCATAGAAGAGATAGGGAATACAAACATAGCCTCTGGATGGAATTTACTCCATTCGATGATGATTGCCCTCATCATCTTGCCGCCATCACCAGATATATCCAATCCAAAGTCTCTTGGGTGGACTCCATACTCCAAACAATCCTTAACCAACTGCATTGCAATGCTTTCTTCAAAAACATCGCCCACAGATGAGCTATATTCTCTTGTGCCAAGGTAAAAACCAACCCTTCTACCAGTATCATTCGGCCCATATCGGCAAAATGTAGCGGCACATCTATCTCCACCAGCAGTAAAAGCAGGGTCAAAGCCGCAAACAACCTTGGTTCTATCGCTCCAAGTGGGTTCCCAAGCAATATCGCAGGCTTGGATGAACTGTTTTGAGAAAATTGTGAGTTCTACAGAGGAATCGGGCCACCATCCATACACATTTCGCCAGTATTCTAGGGCATTCTTATTACCATAACACCGCTTTAGGGTAGCCGCCTCTCCTTGGATTGTAAGAAACCTATCAAATGGAGGTATTTCGGCATCTGGTAACTTAAAATTAGGGCTTTCTTCTCCAGAGAGGTGCAAGGCAACCCCTGTTCGGGTTTTCCATTTATGAGTATAGCGGTTTACAGCATCCCATTCCATAGGATCGTCTGGCTGGCACAACTCTGTATGGGGATTGTTGGAAGTATTGGAAGGATTTGCCATACCTCCAAATATGAAGTCAGGATTGGCTCCAAGGTTCACGCGAGTATCAAGGGCATACAGATCCATTTCAGCCAACTCATCAAGAAATAGACGCATCCTAGCGTTCTTACGACCCCTTGTGTTCTCTACTGACCGCTTACCCTCGCCTCCACGGGGAAAGGCCAAGGCTTTTATAGCATTTGTGTAGTCTCTTTCAGCATCACGGGTATCAATTGACTCAAAAACAATCATCCTGCGGTACTCTACAAGGTTGCCAATAGAAGTATCTTTGCCGTATTTAGCCTGTAAATTACGCATTGCGATACGATAAAGGGTACATACTTTACCCCACAATCGGTCTTCAGAAGCATCCAAAGAGGTAGAAGCAACGTAAGTTGAAGTGCAATCTGGGGCGCATAGCCAATCAATCACGATACAAGCCGCAACCGAAAAGGTTTTTCCGCTACTAGCACACCCTGCAATACCCCAATCGTTCTCGTTGCAGAACAAATCTATGATATCTAGTGCATAATTATTTGGTATCCCTTGAGAATGGAGCAAAACATCATTGCCATAAATCAATTGGAAGCAATTGATCATGTGCTGTGCAGGGCTTTTTAAGTCACAATCATCTAATTTGATTTTCCTTTTTATTCTTTCTCTCCTGCCAAATTCTCCACGAGTCAAACGATATGCCGTTAGTTCACGAATAAATTGTGGAACACTTTCCAAAAAAGAAAGCCCATATGTTGTGTCCTGTGGTGGTTGCAGACTCAATCCGTTGTATTCCATGTATAAAAATATTGACAAGTTTATATAAGAAAGGCAAGAAAGAGGTTCAACCATGAGATTAAAAGATCGCAACGGCCCTATCCCAACTGGACTTTGGTATCAATATAGCGACGATCAAGGTAATACTTATCGTGTTAATGGAATGGATCTCACATTTGGAAAACAATTTCTCCAAAAAGTGAAATCTGACATGGCAAATAAAAATGTCGCCATTCCCGAAAATTTAGAATACCTTATTGAGCAACAAATTTGTCAAAGGATTCCGGGGCAATATTGCTGGCAAGAAGCTGGTGATGCCGTTGCCAATGTAATCCACAAATTTGCACATCTTGGTGATAAGGTAGCTTCTACATTTGGCATTAATGCTCAATTGGAGAAGAGGGCAAAGAATTGCCCTTCCTGTCAAAAACGCCGTGAGGCAATGAATAAAGCAATTGGATGATTACCCAAGAGAAAAAGGATCGGTATAATTTTAACCGAAGGGTCAGGTATCAAAATAACAAAGAGTTGTTTAAGGAAAAAAATGCACGTTGGTATCAAAAAAACAAAGCAACCCATCGTTCTTTATCAACCAAATACAGGAAAACCTTTCAAGAAAAGGCAAATGCTTTCAAACTTTCTAAAGGATGCATTGATTGTGGATACAAAGAACACGCTGTAGCATTGCACTTTGATCATGTGACAGGAAAAAAAGTAAGGCAAATTTGTGATTTTAGAAACTGGGATTTAGCTCTTGAAGAGGTATCAAAATGTGTAGTAAGGTGTTCAAATTGTCATGCCATCAAAACTTTTAAAAACAAAGAGTTTCGTGGATGGCGCAAAAGAATAGACAATTAAAATGGCAAAAACAAAAAAGATTGTTAATCGTGAAGGAGTCTCCTCTTGGGGATTCAATACCATTAATTCTAATGGCGTTGCCCCTACTAGCCGTGTCCAGACTGCCAATGATGCTTTTACAATTTGTTGGAATTTGCGTTTAGATAACGCTGGTCGTGAGCGCAAATGGGGACGCATCTATAAGTGCTATAAAGGTTTCCCCCCTACTGATTATAGCCAAGTTGCGTCCCGACAGCTTTCGGGAATGAGCAATGTTCCATTCCGTCAGATGAAGTTTATTGTGGACAATCAGAAGTCCAGCTTTGTTGACATGGTGATGGAGCGTAATACTGCCGCAACCATTACCACAAAGTTAGGAAATCCTACCGAGAAAAAAGAATGGAGTGATCTTATTGGTGTTGGATTTGATCGAATGCTTCGTGCGTGGAACAGCTACAACTACAATGTTGAACTAGATGTTGAGGAGATGACCCTGTTTGGAAAGGGATTTGAAATTGCCGAGGATCGTGACGGATGGCCTACCAAGAGCTTCCATAATTCCAATGTTCTTATACCAGACAAGACCTTTGCCGATCTTACAAACCTTGGAGAGCTTTGCATTAAACGTTCTTATACTCCGCTTGAGTTTTGGTTGAAGATTACTGGCGGTGAAGAAGATCCAGAAAAGGCAAGAGCGTATGCTACAGAAATGGGTTGGAACTTCTGGGCTTGCGTTGATGCCTTGCGAATGTTCACCACCAATTACCGCAATACTTATACCAACACGGAATGGTTGCGTGATGTTGCTAGTGGCAACTTAAACCTTTCACGTCTTTATACTCTACGCATCGAATTGTATGAGCTTTATATCATGGAGTTTAACGGAAGCATTTCCAAGATGCTCCTACTGCAAAATTATGGAGGTCTTGTCCTTGGTTACAAAGAAAACGGACGCAAGGATCTGACCGAGGAGGAATACCGTGACCAGACAGGATTCCTTTATTATCGCAAAGATTGGGTTGAAAAGGGTGGAGATGGATGGGATGACATCATTGCCCCAATGTGCGATTCCACGGGATCTGGTATCTGGCACGAAATCCAAGGTCTTGCTGAATCTATCTTTATCCAATGTCGTGCTTATGACATCCACATGAATCGTTTCATGGATTCTGTTGATTGGAATACACGCCTCATGTTCAAGGGTGGATCTGCTGAAGCTACTAAAAAGCTAAAGCAAATGGAGTGGATGCCTTGGATGGTTCTTCCACAAGACGTTGAACCTCAACAGGTATCAGTCAATATTCCTTTCCAAGAAGTCCTAGCTGGAATCCAATTCTATCAAGCCGATATGTACCGAGGAATTGGTGCATATAACATTAGCCAATCGACTAAAGGTGGCAAACAAAGGACAAAGGGAGAGGCTGAACTTGATGCCGCTGAATCTGCAAAGCTCCAAGGAACACAAATTCGCCGATTTAATGACAATCAAACCCGATGGCTTCGTATGCTCTACAAGAGGATGAGCAATACAACCAAGGGTGGAAATGGATACAGGCTCAAACAAAAGTTTGTGGATTTCATGGAAGAAAATGGAGTTCCAAAAGAGGCTTGGAAATGGGAAAACATTGAAAACTTGGAGAGCAATATGCTTTCTGGTTCTGGAAGTCCATCTTACAAACTGATGGCGGCACAGCAAACCGTATCACTCACGGGCATGACTCCAATGAATGAGGGGCAAGCCAATGCTATCGCTGATGCTATTGCGGCTCTTAATGGTCGCCAGAATGTCAACCGATACGTCAAACAAACCAAGGTTGATATTCCAGATGAACAGGGAATCATCTCAATGGAAAACATTGGTATGACTGACCCCAAGGGCAATCCTGCGAACTTCCGAGTTTACCCCGATCAAAACCATGTCGAGCATTTCAAAGGACATATCCAAGATGCAATGGTTTCTATGCAAGAGGCACAACAAGCCCTCCAATCGGGTGGAGTTAATCCGCAAGCTCCCTCCCGTGGGCAGGAAGCTCAAGCACTACCCGATGAGGCTATTGAACTTATCCGCGACATCTACGCCTGTCTCATGCGATTCAAAGGGCCGCATATGGTTGCCCACCTCGGATTTATTCAGAAAGATCCAACCAAGAAAGAAGTGGCAAAAGAATTTGGTATGCAGATGCAACAGCTTCAGCGTGGAACCGATGAACTTGGTAGCCAACTTGCACAGCTTGAAAAGGCTCGTCAGCAACAACAGGGTCAAGGTCAAGCCCAAAGCCCAGATGACATCAAGCTACAGGCATTGATTGCTAAAGAATCTATCCAAGCAAACTTCCTCCAAAAGAAGGAAGACATCAGATTGGCGGCAATGGCTCAAAAAGCCCAACTGCATAACTCCAATGCAATGGAAAGGGTAGCAACTGATCTTGCTACCAAAAGAGCAAGAGCCGCAAACGAGATTCAGATTCGTCGCGCAAAAGCGGCACATGATACCGCAATTATGCAGGATCAGCATGAACAAACGATTAGTAACAATGAACAAATGAATGCCCAAGACATGATGGCTCAACAACAAGCTATCCAAGGTCAAGAGGCAGTAACCCAAAGCAACCCGCAAATAGGACAAGAAAATGGCTGATATAAACGTAGTAAACCTTGCCGCCGCAATCATTAACGACAAACGCTACAGCGAACTTAAAACAGCAATCTATGAGGATCTGGTCAAGAGTGATCACGCCAGCGTAGTTGCCGTATTTAAGGCTTTGCAAGAGTATGCGTCCGATGCGGAAGACAATACCTTTTATGCTGGTGACAAACCTAAACTTATCCAAAGCAAAGTAGGGTCACATGATTTAGATATTGACCCCGATTTAGATGACACTTTAACTGAAGAAGAAGTTTCCCTTCGCAAGTAACCACACCATAACCAAAAAATAATATGTCTGATTCTGCCGTTGCCGAACCCGTAGCACAAACTCCCAATAGGATTATTCCAGATGCCGCTACTGATAAAGCCGCAAGAGATGCCGCTGTAAAG